TAGTATAGGTGAAAACTTAAAGTCAGCTAGACAAGGTATGGATTTCTTACAAGGGATAGCAAAAGTTATCGCTAAAGAAGGTGTGCCTTTACATTGGACTACACCTGTTGGTTTTCCAGTTTTTCAATTCTATCCTGAAATGAAAAGCAGAAGAGTTGACGCACATTTAATGGGTCAAGTTATTCAACCAGTTATAAAAGAACAAGGTGAAGGTACTGATAAACTTCGTACTCGTAATGCGGCGGCGGCTAACTACGTTCATAGTTTAGACAGTGCTTGTATGATTAAGACAGTCAATATTGCAAAGGAAAAAGGTATTGATAATTTTTGTAACGTGCATGATAGCTTTGCTACCCATGCTTGTGACATAGATAAATTAAACGAAAGTATAAGAGAGGCATTTGTGCAAACATTTAAGGAAGACTTATTTGATAAGTTGAAAAAAGAAACCGCCTTATTAGTGGAAGATAAAGAAGCTGTTAAAAAGTTTCCTGAAATTCCTGCGTCAGGCGAATTGGATTTGGATTTACTACATCAATCCAAGTTTTTCTTTGCCTAAACCTATGCACATGTGGATAGATTATGAAAGAATATGTAATAATGACTTTGCTACTTCTACCTTTTGAAGACACCTTCAAGGTAGATAGCAAACTGTGGCTTCTTGATGTCAAAGTTCCTCATTGTGAGGTTGAATTGCCGACAACCTACCATGAGCCACCAACAAATAAACAGGAAATAACTATTGGTGGTAAGAAAATGCAATATGTAGGACGCATCTGTCCGAGTAAACCTGCACTATTAGACTAATCAACATGGTTGGAGAAAACAAAGAGATAAATAAGGAGAAACATGAGTAAACAAACGTATGAAAAATTGGTTACACCAATAGGTGTATCACAATTTGCATGGTTAAATAAACCAGATACTAAATTTGATGATAATGGACATTACAAAGTTAATCTAGTAATTGCTTCTGCTGAAGCAAAGCCACTCATTGATAAGATAAATGGTGAAGTAACCAAAGCTGTTGCTATGGCTAAAGAGAAATCTAAAGGCAAAAACATAAAAACAGCAAACAAACCTTTTGAAGAAGAATATGTAGATGGAAAACCATCAGGTAACATAATCTTCAAATTCAAAGCTAAAGCAAAGATAATAATGAAGAATGGAGATGTCATTGACAACAAAGTTCCAATCTTTGATAGCAAAGGTACACCAATGACCAATCAAGTTTGGTCTGGTAGTCAAATGAAAGCGTCTGCGGATATGATACCCTACTATACCGCTATGGCAGGTGCAGGTGTTTCATTAAGACTAAAAGCGGTGCAAATAACTAAATTAGTTGAAGGGTCTGGTGCGACTTCGTCCTCGCATGGCTTTTCAGAAGTTAAAGATGGTTATGTAGCACCAGAAGATAAGACATTTGAAAATGAAGTGGAAAAATCGCAAAACGCTGACTTCTAATCAAGTAGGTCTTAAATATGGTTTTAGGTCTGGTTTAGAAATATCTATCTCGGAAGAGTTAGATGCAAATAAAGTAAAGTATCAGTATGAGAAGGTTAAATTGACGTATGTCAAACCACAGAAAGCTCACACTTATACGCCAGACTTTTACCTAGAAGCTCACGATTTTTATATAGAGACTAAAGGATTATTTACTTCTGCGGACAGACAGAAGATGAGACTTGTTAAAGAACAACACCCAGAGAAAGACATTAGAATTATATTTAGTAATTCAAGAAGTAGAATTTCTAAAAAATCTAAAACTACTTATGCAATGTGGTGTGAAAAATACAAATTTAAGTATGCAGACAAACACATACCATTGGAGTGGTTAAATGAATAATAATAACAGAGCAAGAACAGATTTTATTGTTGTACACTCTACTAGAACAAAACCTAGTGAGAATTTAAGTGCAAAGGATATAACTTTAAAGCATAGAAAAGAAGGTTATTTTCATAATGCTTTTCATTATATTATAAAAAGAGATGGTAAAATAGAAGAAGGCAGAGACATTGAAATGTCTGGTGCTATCTTACCTATTAATCAGCCATTAATTACAAACCAAAATTCCATAGCGATAGCACTTGTTGGTGGCTTATCGCAAGATGGAGCAAATCTTGACACTAACTTCACGTTCAAACAGTTCGTCTCACTGCGAGACCTTGTAAAACAGTTGAAAAAGAAGTACAGTGTTGAGGTGGTGGGTTGCAGAGATGCAACTAACTCCAACTCTTGTATATTTTTTGATGTACAAGCGATTGTTGATTGAGACGCATCTAGTTAGAAATAGCTAGGTGCGTTTCGTATTTTTGGGGTGGCTTACAATGAAACTGACCCCATAGGGCTAGTAGAGGGAGACTGAACCTAGCCCAAAATAAATGAGGCAAAGGTGGGAATTGAACCCACATACATAGATTTGCAATCTACTGCGTAACCATTCCGCCACTTTGCCATAAATTTTTATACTCAAACATACAATGAAAATCAATGAATTAAACAATCTATCTAAACAAGCAAATGAAAAAGCAGTTTTATATAACAAAACTAAAGACCCAAAGTTAAAAGAAGAGTGGCACAAATTAGTAAAACAATTTGGTGTTGCTTACGACAAACACAATCCCCAAGAGATATTCACAGATTTACAATGACAGAACACAAAACAGAAGAAGAGTTTTTATATCACAGCCCATGCGATAATTGCGGTTCGTCTGATGCAAATGCTGTCTATACAAATCATTCGTATTGCTTTTCTTGCAATACACATACCAAAGGAAAATCAACAAATATGGAATTACAAACAATTACTAAAAAAGAAAGTGACTTTATTAAAGGAGATGTTCTCCCTCTTAATAAAAGAAAAATACATTTAAACACTGTACAAAAATATAACTACCAAATTGGTGCATGGTTTGGAAGACCATGTCATATTGCTAATTATTATAATGATAGCAAAGAGTTAGTAGCACAAAAATTAAGATACCCTTCAAAAGATTTTCAATGGATTGGTGAAGCAAAACAATCAGGATTATTTGGACAAGAAGTTTGCAAAGGAAAAGGAAGATACATAACTGTCTGCGAGGGTGAAATTGATGCCCTTACAATGTCACAGATTAACGACAATAAATGGGACGTAGTCTCTATTAAGTCTGGTGCGGCAGGTGCAAAAAAAGATATTCAAAAATCACTCGATTTCTTGGAAGGTTATGAGAACGTAATCTTCATGTATGACCAAGACATACAAGGGCAACAAGCGGCTGTAGAATGTGCTAAACTTCTAACTCCGAATAAAGCCAAGATTGCGTCTCTCCCTTTGAAAGACCCTAATGAGATGTTACTCGCAGGTAGAGCAGAAGAATTAAAACAAGCTATGTGGAATGCAAAACCATATAGACCAGATGGAATTGTACTTGGTACAGAAATCTTTGACGACATAATGAAAGAAGATACTTATGTTACTGCACAATATCCATTTAAAACTATTAATATTAAAACACATGGACTACGAAAAGGTGAGTTAACAACTATAACCGCAGGTACAGGTGTAGGTAAATCATCTTTCTGTCGTCATGTAGCATTAGATTTATTAAAACAAGGTTTTGGTGTTGGCTACATAGCACTAGAAGAAAGTATTAAACGTAGTGCATTAGGTATTATGGGTGTCCACCTAAAGAAACCTTTGCATTTAACTAGAGAAGGAATAAGTGAACAACAACTTCAGGAGACTTTTAAATCAACTGTTGGTAATGGGAATTTTTATTTATATAACCACTTTGGCAGTACAATCGCTGACAACTTATTAAATAAGATAAGATATTTAGCAAAATCATGTGAAGTAGACTTTGTAGTATTAGACCATTTACACATGGCTTTATCTGCATTGGGTGATGAACATACAAGTGATGAAAGAAAACTTATTGATTACTTTGTAAGTAAATTAAGAACATTAGTAGAAGAAACAGGTATTGGTTTAATATTAGTTTCACATCTTCGTAGGTCAGAAGGAGACAAAGGTTTTGAAGATGGAAAAGATGTTACTATGAATAGTTTGAGAGGTAGTGCCAGTATAGGTCAGCTATCAGATTTAATTTTATCTTTATCTAGGGACATAAAATCAG